GGTTCAGATGCCTGCTCGTCCAGGAAGTGGTGTTCCTGAGTCTTGGGACATTCGTTCTGTTGACGAAGTAGTTACAGACCCTAAGGGTGGATTCAGTGTTATCGGTCGTAGAGAACAAGCAGCTGGACAAGGTGCAGCGTTTGGTGTTTCTCGACTTGGTAACAAAGCATTTGTAGGACGCATCTGGCGTTCACACCCACGTTTTTCTGATGAAGCAGATTCATCACTTCGTTCACTACTAGATCTATGTGCAGAACTTCTGCTACTGAATAGGACATTCCGTGCTACTGCTCGTTCTCGTCTCAATGCTGGCGCTCTTTATCTTCCAGATGGTCTTTCGGTCGCGGCGCAGGCAGATCCAGACTATCCCTACGATTCTGAGGATGGTATCGGCGCAGGCTTTACTGCCGAAGAAGCAGAAGACGAATTTGAAGAACAATTAATTGATGCGATGACAACTCCGATTCGCGATGAAGAATCAGCGAGCGCAGTTGTTCCTCTTATTATTCGTGGTCCTGCAGAACTTGGCGACAAGATTAAGCAGTTCAAGTTTGAGCGTTCATTTGACCCTGCACTTGCAGAGCGTTCCGACCGTGTTCTAGAACGAATCCTTCAGGGACTAGATGTTCCAAAGGATGTTGTAACAGGTCTTGCAAATGTTAAATACTCAAACGCACTTCAAATTGATGAAGCTCTTTACAAGGCACACATTGAGCCGTTGATGCTTCTTATCTGTGATGCACTCACAGTTGTTTATTTGCGTCCATACCTTGTAGCTAATGGTTACTCAGAAGCTGATGTAAACAAGATTGTTGTTTGGTATGACCCATCAGCAGTTTCAACACGCAATGACCGTGCTGCAGATGCAGATGCTGGTTATGACCGTATGGCTGTTTCTGGTGACACATGGCGTCGTGCTCACGGCTTCTCAGACCAAGACGCACCTACTCCAAACGAGCTTGCACTTCGCATGATGACCGAGAAGGGTGCAATGACACCTGAACTTACAGAAGCAATGCTCAACACTGTTGCTCCTGAAATGATGCAAGCAGTTAAAGCTGCTGCACAAGCACAGTCCGTTGCTCCTATGACTCCAGAGTTACAGCAAATTCTTGAAGGTGGAGCACCTGCAGAAACTCCTGCAGAGCCACCAGCAGAAACTCCTGCACCAACAGAAACAGCTCCAGAGGGTCAGTAATGAGCGAATTTGCAGATGCTTACGACATCAATGAGCCAAAGTGTCCACCAGCGACACAGGACATTGCACTTAACTTAAAAAATCGTAAAAATGCAATCGATACAGCAATGTATGGACCTCTCAACCCTGCTGAACCAAACGAAGAGTATTGGACAGCGCTTGGCTCTGAGTGGGGCGTAGATGTAGAAACTGCTAAGCAGCAACGTTGTGGCAATTGCGCGGTGTTTATTCAGACACCAGAGATGCTTTCTTGCATTGAAGGTGGTTTGACAGATAACGCAGACGAGTTTGATTCCATTAACGAAGCTGGCGAACTTGGCTATTGCGAAGCATTTGATTTTAAGTGTGCATCAGCTCGTACTTGTCGTGCTTGGGTTGCTGGAGGTCCAGTAACAGCAGCTGGTAAGAAAACAGTTGCTCAAACTCCTGCACCAAAGAAAGACCAGATTAAAGGCTCAGACAAAAACTCAAAGGGCTCTGCATCTGGTTCAAAGAAAATAACTTTTGACGCAAAAACAGAAGCATCACTAAAGAATAAAGTTGCAGAACACAATAAGACTGCACCTAAAGGTCGTAAAGCATCTTTATCAATGCTTAAAGCTGTATATCGTCGTGGTGCTGGAGCCTTCTCCGTCTCACACCGCCCTGGTATGACTCGCAATCAATGGGCAATGGGTCGAGTTAATGCATTCTTGCGCCTTCTAAAATCTGGAAAGCCAAAGAGTGCTGCTTACAAGACAGATAACGATTTACTTCCAGCTTCACATCCTAAAAGCACAAAGAAGTCAGCATCAGCAATGACTGCATCTGGTTTGATTCCAGAAGAGCAGGCTCTTGCAGAAGCACTCGTTTGGGTTACAAGCAAGTATGGAAAGTTTGACCAAGATGGAGATGGCGTATGGGCTGGCTACACACCTGCATACGACAACGATAAAAAAGATATTGGCGTTAAATGCTCAAACTGCGTCTTCTTCCAAGGAACAGAGTGCAAAATTATTTCACTTGAGATTGAGGCAGAAGGTAAGTGCCGCTTTGCTGTTATCCCAGAGGGAGTTGTTGATATTTCAACAGTCCCACTTCGTGATGAAGAGGATATGGAACTTCTATTAGCAACTGCATATGCAGAAGCTCAGCTTCTTACAGAACTTAAAGAAGAGTCAGATTACGACTCTCCTGAAGAGATTATCTTTTCTATGACAGAGTTTTCAGGTTTAGGATATGACGCAGAACAAGCTTTTAGAGCTAGTTGGCTTCGCGCAATTCGCAATAACGACAATCCGTTTAAGAGAGTTTCATTGCTTGCAAGCATGACATATGACAGCCTTGATGCAGACCTTCTTCCAACACGAGAGGTAGTCCAATAGTGAGCAGCAACTACCCAAAGAAGCCAGCTCTTCGTCTTTCTTCTATTGAAGAACAGACACAAAAGATTAATGCTGCAGCGCTAGAGCTTGTTGACAGAGCTAACTCTGAGTTCTCTGGTACTCGTATTGTTACAAAGAAGGCAGCGCTTACTGTTGTCTCTCGTTCACTTGCTAAGAATGAATCAGATGCATTCTCTATTCGTAAGCACAAGGCTCTTACCGAACTTTCTCACTACATCACTCTTGCTCAAAGCAATAAGGCTCTTACTGCAAGTGTAGAAAACACAGACCTTCTACCAATTGCACATCCACGTTCCACTCGCGACAATGACCTAACTCTTGCTTCGCTTCTTCAATACCGTGCTCGTTGGATTAACGACGACCCAAACATTACAGATGAAACAGTTAAAGCTCTTCTTTTGTCTGCATTTAGCTCTCATCCAGCATCTGTTGAGTATGAGTATGCCCTTACTCGCCTTTCATCAATGCCTCAAGGTATGGTCCCTCAATACGCTCTTGTTGCAGCTCTTGGAGATGGAAACTCTTCTCTAGCTCGAAGAATGCGTGCTTTAAAGCAGCGTCGTGACCGTAAAGGTCGCTTTGCTGAAATGGGTGGCGGACTCCGTGCATTAATTAAGCGTGCAAGTGGAATTGTTCAAAGTCTTACTGGAACTGTGGTTTCACAAAGTATCGATGGTGAGTACTTTGATATGGAGCTTCCAGATGGAAAGCTTGTTCGTGTTCCAACAGGTTCTGCTGAAGGTGTTAAAGCAATTCTTCCTGCCACTAGAACAAAAGATGGGTATAGCAAGACACCAGCAAAGGTCTCTACTGGAGACCCTGTAGTTAATGAAAAAGATCTACAAGTTATAGATGCTCCATCGGGATTTCAGCTTGACGAAACTTGGTCTCCTAGTGAAGATGATGTTGATTATTACGGAACAAAAATTGACCTTGGTAAAAAATATACAGACGATGCTTACGATGTAATTAAATTTGATTCACCTAATGCCTCTGCTAAAGACAAGTTTGAAGCTGCTCAGCAAAAGGAAGCAGAAGGACAAAATATTGTTACAGAAGGTCTAGGAAAAGATGGTTGGTTAGACCCTAACAAGCCTGTTTATTTTGTAAGCCGTCGAGATGGTAAAAATAAAACATTTGCTGCAGTTCAGACTTGGGCAGATGTTCAAGATTACATTTCTCAAGACGAGCCAAAGTATGAAAAGAATGAGGGTGTAGACCCTTCTAAGGCTCAGACAGCTAAGGCTAAAACAGCAGAGAAAAAAGCTCTTCTTAAAAAAGTAAAATCAGGTATTGAACAAGTTGCTGATAAAAAAGCAAAAGAAGAAAAGCCAGACGAAAAATCATCAGAAGATAAAAAAGATTTTGACTACCCAGAAGGTTTCTACAAGATTAAAAAGGGTGAAGAATATACCCCTGAAGGTCCTATTGATGGTCAAATATCTCCTGACTACTCAGATGACCCAGTAGAAATTGCTCAAAAGTTTGAAACAGATCAGATAGTAGAAGCTTTAGAAAAAGGCGTATCTGGAACTAAAAAACAACCAGCTACTGGATTTGGTGTACTTCCTTTTGAGGCTGGAGATGAAATCATTCCAGCAGAAGCTCTATACAACGCTCTTAAAGAAAAGGGCGAAGATGCCGACGCAATTCTTGGAAACATTTACAGTGGCGGAAAGAAAGCAACTCTTCCTGAAGCAACACCAGAAGTTTCTGATGAAGTTAAAGATGCTATAGATAAAGGCGATATTGAAGGAACTTCAAATCCAGAAGGTGACGGGGACCCTGCTGCACTTCCACCACTTCTTGAAGGTCTTTCAGAAGATGAAAAAGCTGCGTATGCAGAAAGTGGAGATTACGCAAAGTATCTTCCAAAAAACGTAACCAACGAAGCACCAACTGGATATACAGAGCTTAATGAAGACCCATTTAATAATGCTGAAGCAGTTCTTCCTGAAGACGCTCCAGAAGGCTTTACTTTTAATCCAGTCGAGATTGCTAAATCTTATAAACAAACAGGACTACTAGAAAAAGAACTACGTCGTGCACTTGAGCCTGGAAATGAAATGCCAGGATATGGAATTATTTCGCAAGAAACACCAGAAGGTGAAGATTACATCGGATATATTCCAGGTGAAGCAATTCGCGATGCTCTACAGCTTCAAGGTGTAGACACAAACGCTCTTATCAATAAAATTTACGCAGAAGGCGCAGAGAACGAACCTACTTCAAAAGAGACCCAAGATGCTCTAGAAGGAGAAACACCTGAAACCACACAAGGCACCCCCACCGAGCAAGAAGCGCCTGCCGAAAGCACGGA